ATCATTGCTACTTGTTCTGCGAACGGAAAACTAGCTACAAAGTTGCCAACATACCACGCGGCCTCTATTAGGGCGGCTTGCGTCGTCATTTGGAACTCTGGTCGAAGCACAAAATGCGTTGACCATTCTGAAAGATCTAAAATATCACCAGCCCAAATAATTGAGTCTGGTTTTACTTCTAATGCTACTTGATGAACCGCATCTATCGCAGTTCTATCATGTAGGGGAACCGCGCCAGGTTTATTAACTTGCTTGAGGAATCCAAACTGTGGATCTGGTAATACCAGAGCCGTTTTCGTCTTTGTTCCTCTTGGCTTTTTAGCCTTTGTCTTTCGTATGTTAACGACAACGTTATGAATTGGTACTTTAGAAGGAATTAATTCATATCTAGATAACCAAGCTTTAGCTTGATATAACCTTTTAGTATTTATCTTACCAGAACTTTTTACATGTCCCGTCATAACGCCATCAACAAACTCTATGTCTTTGTCTTCAACTTTAATTCCTATAGGCCAAGAATTTGGAAGAAATCTATCAACTTTCCAAATTGTAAGATCGACCTTAAATAGGGCTAAAAGCTCATCCAAAGACATAGGTTCGTCCCCTGGCGGAGCGATTATGGTTCTTTTGTTTTTTGAGGTCATAGGTTAGGCCTCGCCTACTGGAATAGTGATAGTTTTTTCTAAAACTCTACCGTCGCTAAGTGTGACATTACATAATAAATCATAGCTTTGACCCGCAATACCACCAGATAACCAAATAGTACAAACAGTACCAACCGCATAGTTTATGCCAGCAATTGTTACGGCGTCTTGATCAGAGCTCTCTTTAGAAATATCAGCAGGAACGGTCCAAGTTACTCCAATAATAGTAGCTCCCTGTAATTCTCCACTATCTTTTACACTTCCATCATTTAATCCAGTAGCTTTATCACACCACACTATAAAATATGGCTCAATTGCATCTGGGTCTTTAGTGGGTAAAGTTGTCATGATCCTCCTTTTGCTCTCTTATCTCTAAATATAACACCAAACCGTTTATCTCTAAATCTTACCCCAAAAGCATTAGCTCCTGGTGCATTTTCAATCACAAACGTCGATGACGGTTCAGCTAAAATAAGCAAAGCAATTAGCAAACTGATATCATTAAATACATTGACATTAGTCGCTAAGGATATAGAATTAGATCTTGCAAGTGTGACTGCAGCGTTCAACTCGGATGCTTCTAGCGTGTTTAAACCACGTAAAGCATTAAGAAGAACACTTTCGGTATTAATTATTTGGGCTATGTCATTAATTCCTCGCTGGGAGTTAAGAATTATAGCTTCATTTCCAAATAATTCTGAACCAGAAATAAGTCCCATAGATTTTGCAAGGGTTATACCTTCTTCTGTTTGTCCTTGAGTATTTTCTAGAATATTTAAAGCGAGAAACTCGCTAAGATTAATTGAATCCCAAAGATTTCCTTGGGTTGTTGGACCAGTGCCAATAGATTGAACAAGATTTATAGAAGATCCTACATTTACCTGCGTATCTATAAGAATACCCATAAACTTTGCAAGGGTTATACCTTCTTCTGTTTGTCCTTGGGTTTCTTCTAATATGCTTAATGCATCTATGTAACTTAAATCTATTGAATCGTACAGATTACCAAGACTTCCTGTTGGAACTGTATTTATACGATTTAAACTAATTGAATCGTTGATGGCTACTTGAGAAGCCGAAAGCGCACTCATAAATTTGGCAAGGCTTATACTCTCATAAATTCCACCAGTTTCTTCAAATATAGTTATTCCTGCATCTCGTCCTAGATTAATTAAATCATATAGCACGCTAATAGCTGAAACATTTGCAAATATGCTACGACTTAAGCCAATTGACTCGCCGATGTTTACTTGCGAACTCATCAAAGCTGTAATTACCTTAGCAAGGATTATACTTTCGCTAAGATTTAATTGAGAAACTTGAGTAACGCCTGCAAATCTGGCTAGATTTACACTTTGATAGAAATTCGCCACTAATGACGAACTAAACCCCAAAGCTTTTGAAAGTGTTACAGCTTCTTCCACGGGCGCTACCCAAATTTCTTCTAAAGTTGTTAAGAAAACCGATTTTGATAAACTTATCGGCTCAATTACATTTATCTCTGATGCCGAAGATACAAATATAGATCTAGTTTGTATTATCGATTCTTGTACATTGGCTAGTTCGTTTGAACTTTGTCCTGCAAACTTTGCAATGGCGACAGTACCTGGTGCTACAGCATAAACAGAATCTGTTACGCCTTTATAAACCGCCAAAGATATAGATTCTTCTGTAGCGGTTACTGCATCTGGAATTTCAAACTCTGTCCACGCAACGTAACAATAGTTATTCGCTACACCGCTAGCGTCAACGCGAATGCGTAAATCCGTATAATCGGTAATACTATCAGCTTCTGTACCGGTTAATGTATAAGAAGATGTAGTCCAGGTCGTTGTATAAGTTATAGAAAAAGATGCAATTAATGTTGTTCCCTGATACAAATATGCTGTGCCAGTCCCATTGTTCTTATCATCTAACAATCTAACTCTTATAATATGTCCTGAACTTGATAGTGGATCTGAAAGCGTGTTGGTTAGAGCATTCTCAAACGTATCTGCCGCTGGATTTTTACTAGAGGTTATGAAATCTGCATCGCTATTATCATCTAACTTCGACCATAACGGCGTAGTAGTCCAACCCCCAGTAGATATATCAGAGATGGGATAACCGAACTGAGCCATTACTCACCTCCGTTTAGGATGCGGCGGCTGTACAAGTAACTGTCACGTTCAGAACGTCATTATCGATAAGGGCTCTGTCCTGACTAAATGCTCCACCACCATAAAGGATTCCAGTTGCTCCGCCTTTGGTATCGTCGTCAACAATAAACGCGCCGCCAAAAGTTGCAGTACCACTAATTGTGAAGACCGCTTTATTTCCGCTGTTGTCAACACTTTGACCAGACACAGCACCAAGAACTAACGTTTGACGAACTAGTTCGTCATAAGTTTGTTCTTCTGTCCAACCAGCGTGACCACCACTCATAGTATCACCCGGTGCAAATGAGGGTGTACCGTCGGTCAGACCCACATACCACGCTGCTGTATATGCTGAACCCTTTAAATGCTTATCAAGTGAATCGTCTAATCCCGCATCGACCACCAGGTTATCAAATTCTTCCACCCATAACAATTCTCCGTCTCGAAACGCTTCGATTTTGTAATGCGTCGAGAGGCCCTTTGTTCCAACAGGCACTCCTTGTTGAGCATCGACTCCTGACTCAACATTAATATGATTTGCACGATCTTGACTCTCCATGTTTAAATATCTCCTATTCGAATGAATCTTTGTTTACTTTGTAAGCGACGTATGCGTCCATCATTGCTGCTACTGGATCGATTTTCTGATCATAACGCTTCTTTAATAGCTTCCGGTTACCATTAGTATCTTCAATTGTAATAGCATTGCCCATAGCAAACGTCATAAGTTCTTGGTCGAAGAGTAACATTCGTTCTTCTGCCAAAGTTTTTAGTTCGCCAAGAGGAACACTTTCTGTTTTAGCGCCTTGAATAACCTTTTCTATTCCGAATGGACCGTTTTCAGTCTCCCAACGCTCAACAAATTCACGAGCATTGTAGGGATCGTATCCCAGACAACGTACGTCATAACCTAAATTAAGAATGAACGCATCTAAATCATCATAGACCTCCGTCATATTAAGAATAGTCCCTTCTAATACTTGAAGACTAGTCTCATCTAAGAATTGCTCGTACTTTGTTCGCATTGCTAATGGTAATTTCTTTAATGTCAAAGACGAAATGTAACACCTCGTCTTTACGCCAAAGTTTCCGTTTGGTAATGGAAACAGAAAAGTAAATGCACAGAAGTCATCTCCCTGAGATAGGTCTGCACCCATAGCACAAGGTAACTCCCAAAAGTCTCTCTTGCGATGGGGGAGTGTTTCTTCATATGTAAAGAAGTAAGTATAGCCTTCCATCGGAATTCCGAACCTCTTTGCGAGGATGTCATTCCGAGCGGCTGGTACTTTTTCGGCTCTTTCAACATCGCGTTGATAAGTTTCATAGGTAACAGTCTTCCCTAAATTCGGATTAGCTTTAATCCATAGTCTGGGATCATTAACTTCTTCTACTTCGTCTAATCTGTAATACCAAATGGAAACGTGTGGATTAACGTACTCCCCCTTAAGGATGTCAAGTAATTCCATTTTGATTGTATCGCCACTACTGTTTCGGATTGTTCCTTCAGAGCTCATAGCTATAATCAAATAGTCATCTAACTTTGAAGCTCCTTGTTCAATTGCTCCAACTACATCTTCTCTAATGTCTCCAGATAACCATTCATCAACAGTGGCAACTAGAGGCCGTAGTCCTTGGAGCTTATCAATAGACATTGGTCGTACTTCAATAATAGAACCAGTAAGGAAGTTCTCTATACCCTTCTTAGTAGAAGCTAGTTTCTGTCTTAGTGCTCTATTACCAGTAGTATTCTGAATAGAACCCTCTGTCAGAAACTTGTATAGTGGTCCCCTAGCTCTTACTATTGCTGTACGAATTGGAGACATTACTTCTTCGGCCTGCTTCATAGTCGGAGCAGTCGTAATTTGGTGTGTAGTGGCGG